TCAGAAGCAAGGAAGATTTACTTTCTGCTTCTGAATTCGTGAAAGAGTTTTGTGTTGAACCAGTTCAATGTGAACTAAAAATATTATTTAAGGACTGAAACAACTTGACAGGATAGAAAATTCTGTTATAATAGTATATGAGTCGAAGAAAAAAGACTCTAAACCCCTAAACTAGAAGTTTAGGATTTTTATTAACTTCAAAAAAGTCTAAAGAAAACAGACGAGGAGGAAAACCATATGGAAACTAATGGTAACAGTTACGAGTTTGATCGTAACGCACTTAATGATGATTCCGTCATTAATTCATTAACCGAAGAACATTTAGAGATACATAACTCTTTTGAACTTCATAAAAGTAACCCCGAATATTACAGAGATACAAAACATCTAGAATATGTTGGTGCAGAATTAGTTCTATTATCAAGAATTAATTTAGATAAAAAAGTAGTAGATGATAATGGAAATAATATTCGAACTCAAGAAGCTCGAAGAACTCATTATACTCCTACACAACAAAGGAAATTACATGACAGTTTTGCTGATCGTGGAATAGTTTTATCAGAAAAGCCACCACAAACATTTGATAATGAAGATGGCACTGATGATTATATTACTGGTATGAGTAGAGATGTAGAATTCAAAAACTACAACTTTAAATATATTATAGTAGGTAGATGGAGAGCCAAAAAAGGTTCTACACAAACAGAAATTGAACATGATAAACAATATCTAGGTTTGTTGTTCAATCCTGAAGGACTTCCTTCAGTACCAGCATCTCAATTTGATCTCATTGCATTTGGTACTAGACAAGTAATATCAAAATATCTTAAACATGATTATCAAGAAATATATGATGAAATGAGACAACTTTGTAAAAATGCAGGGTATGGTGTAAACAAGACATCTTATATAGTCAATGTTATTATGCAAAGAAGTAATAAATCTGGAGCTGGTATTGTTATACCTATGTTAGCACAAGATGCAAAAGATTTTATGACAAGAAACAAATACATTGATGTACCAGGAAGATTGAAATGGAAAGTTATGTCTTACGATAGATGTGCTCAAGCATTAGAACAATCAATACAAATGGCAGTGAAAAACCCTAGTTGTGAGATTAGATTAGTCGTACATCCTGGAGTTTTAGGTGGAGATCCATCTGCAGAATATGATAAGCGTATTGGTAAGTTTTATTCAGATATGGATAAAATGATATCAAATCTATCACAAATAATATTTGGCAATGCAGAACAACGATTCAAAAACTGGTCTTTGTATGGTGCAATTCCTAGTGTTGGAAATGATCACAACTTAAAAAGATTGAATGTATTTGATCAAGAAGCTGGTGATGGATCATTTATAGAGGCTTGACAAATCAGCATTTTCTGTTATAATAATAGTATATGTTATGGGTAGATAAAAAATATCTACGATTGATTTCTTCAAGATTTAGAAATTCAAAGTGGAAAAACGAGGATTTACTAAATCATTCGTGTCCTTATTGTGGTGATTCTGAAAAGAACCCACATAAGGCACGTGGATATCATTTCGTGTACAAAGATACATTTATGTATAAATGTCATAATTGTGGTGAGTCTAAAGGTTTTGGTAAATTTCTGAAAGAACAAGATAACGCATTATGGAAACAATATGCAGTGGAGAAATTCTATAAGAAAGAACCCAATTATACTCCAACACTAACATTAAAGACTCCACTCCCAAAACACGATTCATTAAAGAAAGTGGGATGTGTCAAGGCTATTGATGCTCAACAGTCTAGAGATTATTTGAATCATAGACGTATTCCTAAAGATAAATGGGATGAATTGTACTACATTGAAAATTGTCAATCTCTAAGTCAGTTAGATTATAAGTATAAAGAAAGAGTATTTGGAAATGATCCACGATTAGTGATTCCGTTCTATACAAGACAGGGAAAATTGATCGGGGTATCAGGTAGGGCTCTGAATGACAACAAACTAAGATATTTAACATTAAAATTTGATGAAGAACAACCACTCATTTACGGCTTACGAACAGTCGATTACAATAAGAGAGTTTACGTTACAGAGGGTCCTATTGACAGTTTATTTTTACCTAATGCCATTGCAGTCGCTGGAAGCGATTTCTCAAAATTAAATACAATAGTCCCTGCTGAACAGGCAGTAATTGTGTTTGATAATGAACCTAGAAATCCAGAGATTGTGAAACATCTATCACATATTATAAAAGATGGATTTACAGTTTGTATATGGCCTAAGACAATTAAACAAAAAGATATAAATGATATGATTTTGAATGGATTATCATCAAATATTATAGAAGATACAATAAACAAGAATAAATTTTCAGGTCTAAAAGCAAGAATGGCCTTGAGTGATTGGAGTAGAGTTAGTGGGTGACAATGAAGCACAGGTGATCAAAAGTGATGGCTCATCACAACCGATAAATTTAGAGAAAGTACATAGAATGGTGGAAGCAGCATGTGATGATGTTGCTGGTGTGTCTGAATCATCAGTCGAAATGAATTCTGGATTACAATTTTATGATGGAATGACCACTAAAGAAATTCAAAGCATATTGATTAAATCTGCCGCAGACTTAATATCATTAGAAAGTCCAAATTATCAATATGTCGCAGCAAGACTCTTACTATTTCAAGTAAGAAAAAACGTATTCAACACTAAATGGAAACATTCTAGAATTTATCCCGCTTTACAAGATATTGTCATTAGAAATATCAATTATGGTGTTTATGATGAAAAACTTATCACATATTATGATGATGATGAATGGGAAAAACTAGATGATTACATGAAACATGACAGAGACTTCTTATTTACATATGCAGGACTCAGACAAATAGTTGACAAATATCTTGTTCAAGATAGAAGTTCAGGTAAATTGTATGAATCACCACAGTATATGTATATGTTGATCGCTGCAGTTTTGTTCAAAGAATATCCAAAAGAAACGAGGTTAAACTATGTTAAAAAATATTATGATGCAATTTCACAATTTAAAATCAATATTCCGACACCGATCATGGCCGGTATTAGAACTCCTTTACGCCAGTTTGCGTCTTGTGTTCTTGTTGATTGCGACGATAGCCTCGACAGTATTTTCAGTTCTGATATGGCTATTGGTCGTTATGTTGCTCAGCGTGCGGGAATTGGTATCAATGCTGGGAGGATACGAGGCTTGGGTTCAAAGATTCGAGGAGGAGAGGTCCAACACACAGGCGTTATTCCATTCCTTAAGAAATTTGAATCGACAGTCCGTTGCTGTACTCAAAACGGCGTACGAGGTGGTAGTGCAACAGTTCATTTCCCTATTTGGCATCAAGAAATAGAAGACATACTTGTACTTAAGAACAATAAGGGATCAGAAGATAACAGAGTCAGAAAACTAGACTACTCAATTCAGATATCGAAACTATTCTATGAACGATTTCTAAAGAATGAAGACATCAGTTTGTTCTCACCACATCAAGTACCTGGTCTATATGACGCGTATGGAACAGAAGAATTTGATGAAATGTATGAGAAGTATGAAAGAGCCTATTCAATCCCTAAGACTAAAGTGAATGCACAAAAACTCTTTATGGAATTACTCAAAGAGAGAGCAGAGACAGGTCGTATCTATATCATGAATATTGATCATTGCAATAGTCATAGTTCATTCTTTGAAGATGAAGCTAAGATCAATATGTCAAATCTATGTCAAGAGATTACACTACCAACAACTCCATTGACTAGTCAGAGAGATGAAGAAGGAGAGATCGCCTTATGTATATTGTCAGCGATTAATGTTGGTCAAATGTCTAATGATTTTAAAGAAATGCCAGAGTTGTGTGACTTAGCAGTAAGAGCATTAGATGAAGTAATTGATTATCAACATTATCCAGTGATAGCAGCTGAGTTATCAACTAAGAAAAGACGAAGTTTAGGAATTGGATACATTGGTCTTGCTCATTTCTTAGCTAAGAACAAAGTCAAATATGATGATGAAGAAGCATTTAAGCTAGTTCATAGACTAACAGAACATTTTCAGTTTAATTTACTCAAGACTAGTGTTGAACTAGCGAAAGAAAAGGGAGATTGTGATGGATGGAATCAGACTAAGTTCTTTGGTGGACAGATGCCTATTGATCATTATAAGAAAGATGTTGATGAAATAGTCAAACCAGAATATGAGTGTGATTGGGAAAGTTTACGAGAAGAACTAGTGATACATGGAGTAAGAAACTCTACGTTATCAGCTCAGATGCCCTCTGAGAGCTCCTCAGTGGTCTCTAATGAGACTAATGGAATAGAACCACCACGAGACTATCTCTCAATTAAGAAAAGTAAGAAAGGACCACTCAAACAAATAGTTCCCGGTTATCCCTATCTAAAGAACTTCTATACTCTATTGTGGGACATGAAAGACAACGAGGGATACATCAAAATAGTAGCGATCATGCAAAAGTTCTTTGATCAGTCTATCAGTGGAAATTGGTCATACAATCCAGAGAACTATGAGAACAATGAAGTTCCATTATCAGTCATGGCGAAAGATATGTTGACATCATACAAGTATGGATGGAAGACAGTTTATTATCAAAACACATACGACAGTAAAACAGAAGATGAAGTAGCAGAAGAACCCGTTTCACTTGTGATGGAAGAAGAACTTGAAGATGATTGTGAATCGGGTGCTTGTGCGATATGACGATATTCAATAAAAAGAAAGTCAATACTCTCAAACAGCCAATGTTCTTTGGCGAACAACTCAACACACAACGATATGATGATTTCAAGTATCCCATATTTGACAAACTAACACAAAAACAGTTGGGATTCTTCTGGCGACCAGAAGAAGTCAGTTTACAGAAAGACAGAAATGATTATCAATCACTAGATGATGGACAAAAACACATATTCACAGCCAATCTTAAATATCAGACAATGTTAGATAGTGTACAAGGGAGAGGACCAGCGTTAGCGTTACTCCCTCATGCAAGTATTCCAGAACTTGAAGGTTGTATCATTGCATGGGACTTCATGGAATCTATTCATAGTCGTAGTTATACTTACATCATGAAGAATCTATATCCTGATCCAAGTGAAGTGTTTGATACAATACTAGACACAAAAGAGATAATCAGTCGAGCTGAATCAGTCACTAAATGTTATGATGATTTCATTGACTACGCTAAACGAACTAAAAGAAACACACACGAACTCAAGAAACGATTCTATAAGATGTTAATCAGTATCAATATACTAGAAGGGATACGATTTTATGTGTCTTTCGCTTGTTCATTCGGTTTTGGAGAGTTGAGACTTATGGAAGGATCTGCAAAGATCATTTCTCTGATCGCTCGAGATGAGTCTCAACATCTCGCCATCACCCAACACATTATCAAGAACTATCAAAACAACGAGAAAGATAAACAGATGTTGAAAGTCATGAAACAATGTGAAGATGAAGTCTATCAAATGTATAGTGAGGCAGTCGAAGAAGAAAAACAATGGGCAAAGTACTTAATGAAAGACGGATCTATGATTGGACTGTCTGAAACATTACTAGGGAACTATGTAGAATGGATCGCTAACAAGAGATTACGAGCCATAGGACTTGATCCACTATACGACAGACCGATACGAACAAATCCACTACCATGGACTCAACATTGGTTGTCTAGTCGAGGATTACAGAACGCCCCACAAGAGACTGAAATAGAGTCATATATAATAGGGGGAATCAAACAAGACATCAAGGAAGATACGTTTGAACAATTTAAATTATAAGGAGATAATATGAAAGAAAGATGGAATAGAATAATGAATAAAAAATTTCACATTGGATGGGTTTTCGGATTCTTATTAGTGTGTATATCATTATGCATATTTGCACTATCGAGATTAGTATGAACAAAGCCTTAAAGATTATATTCATAATCAGTAGTGTTTTATACTTTGTTTCATGTAGTGGAGTAATTTACTTTAATTTAACATGATTGATTACTTTGACAAACGAGATATGACTTGTGAAGAATGTGGTTCCATATTCGAAGTCAAACATGAGATGGGAGTTGAATACATTCCACAATATTGTGTCTTTTGTAGTGGTGAAATACTGCCAAGAGAAGAACGTATAGATTACGATCAAGAACCCTTATTGAACTAATGTCATCAATCAACTCTACTCTTAAACGCTCTCTAATCGTCTGTATTTCGCTCTTAACACTACTCTTGACATCATGTTCCCCATTAGAAGTACTACCAGGACTCTGTTATACAGATAAAGAGGGAACGTATTTGTGTCGCACCGAACAGTCAATAACACGCAGTGCTGACGAGACTAAATATTCATTAGACTGTAACAAGTATGGACTCATAGAATATTGTGACGGATTAACTAAACAAAGTATGAAATGTATTTGTGTTAATCACAATGATATGAGTAGAGTTACAGATTTTCTATGGAGATAACATGAGAGTACGAAACAAAGAACATCAGAGTTTAGGCATCAAAGAACTAAAAGAGTTATGTGATGATTTCCCTAATGATCAACAGTTAGGTGAAGAAGTAAGAAGAATCAAAAACGATAGTCAACTCAGACACGAACAAAAAGTATTCGGCGCAACAGTCAATAACTCGAAGAGCCAACGAGCTACGAGCCTAATCTACGAAGACAATCCATCAGATATCGAGAGAGAATACGAAACATGAAAAGATATACTGAAAGTGTTAATCTACGATTTGAAGTAGGAATTATAGAGATGTTAGATGAAATCTTAGAGAATGATTGGTGTAAGAATCAAGATTTCAATAGAAGTGATCTTATAAGACACATGATTAGACTAGGTATCAAGAACTTTCACAATAGTCAACCCAAACAACGAGAATTTATACAAGATGGTCAAACATATATCGAAAATCATTAAAGAGACTGAACTGTATAAAGAGAATGAGAGAAGAAAGTTCGAAGAATTTCTTCCAGGTGTCTCGAAAGTCTTACTGAGTATAGGTTTCGAAGGTTTACCAATTAGAACACCAAAAAAGTCTCAAAAAGACGCGTTTGATCGAAAGAACGAAGCCGCTAGTGAAACGTAGAAAGAAAAAGACTCTCCAGAAGAAAGAACACAGAGTTTATTGTACTTATTTTCCTGATGGCAGATACTACATAGGGTATTCGTGCAAGCCTGAGAAGCAATGGGACAAGTACTATGGGTCATCACGCGAGATAAGAGAGTACACTACAGTAGAACATCATGAGCTTAAGAAAGAGCTTATAGTGACATACAACAATAAGAATCAAGCCAAGTTACAAGAGATGTTATTACAACTACAGCATAGATATGATGACAACTGTATCAACGACATGATTCACATAAGACTAAGACTGAAGTACTTACAAGACTTTGAACCAGTAGACTGGACACCGAAGAACTACAAATCAATAACTTAGACATCATTCTTATCAATACAACATCTCCGACTTATAACTAAAAGTTATAATACTATCAGCGCGCGCCTCGGAAACGTAGTGTCCGTAAGGGTTTCAGAGACGCGGTATTTCTTATACGATTGGTCCTGCGCGCAGACATTATATCACATAATCGTCATCAAGTCCAACATTCCCATCTAACACACTATCGCACTTAATGCGCAGGTGTCTCTCATCAATTCAAAAAAAGTTAACCACTGAAGAAATTCACCTGGTTAACTTTTTACTTCAGAGATGAAGGGGGGGGGTAGGTATTATCTTGGGCGACTTCATATCATGGGGGTATAGTAAAACAACGAGGGTGTCAAAACGAACTAAGCCTTTTTTAAAACCTTATTCTAAAATTTTTTTTTTCTACCTACGACACCTCCTGTCGGTTACAGTACTCTAACCTATTGATACCACTGGTACTATTTTAGTATAATACTTGTATGTTAAATAATATGAATAGAGAGGTAAAAAATTGAAATATTCAGAAAAAATAGGATTAAGTAAAACAGGAAAACTTTGTCCTAATAAAGTGGCTGCGTTCTTTGCAGATGTTGTTGGTTGTGTTTTAACTCCCGTTAGTAATCAGTATAACTCATACTGGTTCTCTGGAATGAAAAATGATGATGGATCAGTCTATGATCTTATTGATGGTCCTAAATACTATAAACTAGTGTTTGATGGATATGGTGTTGAAATCGTTTGTAATGGAATGATCAATGGTTTCCATATGAGAATGTCTTTAGCCGATTGGATTAAGGAAGGATCTGATAAGCTTAAAGCTCAGAAGAAAGTAGCGTAGCTTTTAAATCACGAACCCAGAAATTTTTTTTCTGGGTTTTTTTACGCCTGTAGAGTTTGATTGAATAGTAATGCCATACACAGTATGAGACTAAAGAGTATGAGAAACCAAGTAACTTCTTTCCTATTCATGATACTAGATACTGTATTAGTGTCATAGCTAAGAAGATGAAACCCATACAGAATACGGGTGTCACGAAGGCTAAGAATAGTATTAGTCTATCCATCTTGTTTATGACCACACCATGGACAATACCAACTTCTTTCTTTTAGTTCTTCTTGAGAAGCAATACTCCACCACAGTTGACATTTATCACAAGTGAAGTGATAGATATATTCTAGATTCATTTTTTGAATTGTTTGTAAGGGAGTATGGGTACATAGAATCCTAATCCTACTTGTTCATTATGTATGACTGGATAGATAGACACGACATTAAGACCTTTCAATACTCTTTCACGTTTACCATGAAATTTGGGTTGATCCAGTATTTTGAAGATCATGTAGTTGGCAGCAGCTTTGAATACAATAGCTTCTCCTTTAGATGGGTGAGTACCCAAGATAGGGTTCTGTTCATAGAACGGACAACGAGGGTTAGTTTTTTGACATTCGATTAGAGCATACGTTTGCATAAGGTCCATAGTTTGGAAAGTTATGAAGGAGTTGTATAGACGTTGTTCTTTCTTGGTCCAGTCGTTTAGTTCAGCAGAGGCCTCTGTTGTAAACACCAATGCTATCAATATACTAATCCATTTAATCATATTCTTTAAAGTCTCTATCTTGCCATCTTTCTAATAACCATTCGTACCATCGTTCAACGTATTCGTCCCGAGTCATTCTATTACCCGCTCCAGGTAATGTTAGATTCTCATCTTCATTATCAAGCCACATTCTGGTACAGAAAGATTCGAAGTCGTTTTGTTGATGCATTTGATTTGTTAATCGAGACATATATACTATTTAGTTGAAACCGCCTGTACACTTATTATATAATACAACTCATGATACGAATATTTTGTAGTCACAAAAATAAACAAATCGAACAATTCATTCACGATTGTTTCAATCACTATTTTGATGGACGATTGAAACGACCCATTGATGTGGATGTTATTTTCAAGAACAAACTAGAAGGATCAGCAGCAGGTTGGTGCACAGGTGACACCGATGAAATACTCATTGAGATTGATAACACTTATACGGGTAAAGAACTCTATCGTAATATCGCTCATGAGATTGTTCATGCTAAACAGTTCTTACGAGGTGAAGATACTGACACCGAAACCATGGAACAAGAAGCTATGGAAACAGAGAATGAATTAGTGGAATTATACTTGACACCGCGGGTACACTTTTAGTATAATGTATATGTAAGATGAAAAATAAGCGAGAAAAATAAAATGGGAATATACACAGATTATATAACACACGAAATAAAACAGAATTTAACAGAGTGCATCGAGAATCCAAAACTTGATCATGGTTTTTACACAACACCAGCTGTTCCGATTATCGAAAAAGTTGGTAAAGTAAATTACGGCGAAAGCAATTACGCAACGGGTCCATTGACCAAAACAATTTATGTAGAAGATGCCTACGGTACTCACTACAAAGTTTCAGTCGAAGATTTAAAGCATGTCAAAGGACATGGGTGGATCACTCATAAAGAAGCAGATGAACTTGATGTTCACTACGACAGAGAGTTAGGAACAAATATTGTTTCTACACCTGAATACAATGCTTGGCTTAAAGATGCAAGGGAAAAGAATTTTCCCGGAAAACAAATGAGGTTGTTCTAATGGAAGGATTTAAACTAAACGAACTCTCATATGATGATGAATTTCTTAATGCTCTGGGTGAACTAGAAATGAGAATCATAGAAGATTACAATAAAGGCAATACACACGATACAATGAAAAAAGAATTCGCAGAATCAATAGCGTATCTTCCGGGTAACAAATATCTCAAAGTAATCAAGAAATTAGGAACCCAAACAATGGTGTGGGGTTTTATCAATCTTGGAAATCCAAACTTCAAAGAAGGCGATCTTCTTAAAGCAAATGGTTGGAGAGCACCAGCTCTTAACAAACCAAGAGGCAACATATTCGATAACAATTATGTTATCAACTGGACAGGTCCAAAATACTTATCAGGATACTGTGCAGGTGGCGAAAGAAACGGAGGGCTATTATAATGGCAGCAGAAGCATTAACACTAGGTAAATATCACTATTGGGACGATTACGAAGATGATTGTACTAAACGATTTCACTACTTTACAGGCAGTGATGGTAAAGATCATCACATAGATTTCAGTCCTTATCACCGACCCACTAAAGACGAATTAGAAGCAGTCAGAGAATTTACAGAAATAATGGGTTATGTTCCCCACAGCGGTTGGAACAACAACTCTAATTTCAGAGATGGGTTTTATAAAACAGGTGTCCCAGACATCATCAGAATTGTCCGTGAGTTAAAAGACGGTTTATGTATTTGCATGAATCCTGATTGTAACGAACAATACGAACATTGGACAGGAGGATATTAATATGAGTCACCCAATTAATGAACAAATAGCAGAAGCACTCTTTGACAAGTGGTACGATATGATATCAACGACAGCAAGTAATTTAAGTGAAGAAACAATTACACTATTAGCTGAACAGGCAGCAAAGGCTGAGTTCGAAAATTTACCCGATGGAAGATCAAGATTATAAATGGTTAAAGGTTTAAAAGAAACAACAAAATGGGATAAAGTAGATCACTTTAAAGTCCCAGCACATACTTACATACTCAATGATGCAGGAGCGTTAAAAGCTTATATCATTGAAGGCACAAATGAGTATATAGAATTTAAGAAACCGATTAAAGCGTTTTCTAAAGCAAGAAGGACTTTTAAAGAAGTCATGGTAAATACAGGGGGTCCGTTTTAATGGAAGAAGATTTTAAAAATTGGCTGAGTAAGATGTATTACGAAAATTGTAAAGAACGTGATCTGGATGGAAGACCTCAATTCAGAAGCATGAATGCATATTATCGTGAATATCCGAAATGGCTAGAAAATAAGTTTAACGAAAGTAAAGGAAAATAATGATTGAACAATTTTATTACATGGCATTAGTTGCAGGTGTATTTTTTACAGCTGGATTATTTTGTTATGGATTGTATCTATGGATTAATAGATAAAAGTTTTGAGAGAAGTCCCGAGTGGTATTTCGTAAATTGGGTTTCGTAATGATATATACTGTAGTAAGTGAAATTTCCCTAAGTGTACTGACTTCTCTCTCCCTTTATAATATATATACTAAATGAAAAAGCAGAAAATTCAAAATCTAAATCTTTGGGAAGAAAGAGAAAAGAAATATAACAAGTTAATGACAAAAGCACACCGGCTGTTGCTTAAGCATCAACACGATCCTTTTGAAGAATACAGAACTGAAATGGGTGAACATCTTGAAGGCATTCAAAAAAGATATAAGTTTCCAAATGGATACGGTGCAAGTGTTATATGTCATAAGGGAAGCTATGGTGGATATCGAGGCCTTTGGGAATTGGCAGTAGAACTACATGGTATTATAGTTTATGACACAGCAATAACTGCTGATGTAATCGGTCATTTAACAACAGAACAAGTAAATAAACATTTACAAGATATAAAGGAATTGATATGATTAAAAATTTTATTAAAGCGTTTACTATTGGAGGCATAGCCTTTTTAATGGTAATGACATGGGCAATTATAACAGATATAGGTCAAGTTAAAGAAGATGTAAATGAAATTAAAGAAGAAGTAATTGAGCTCAAAGAAGAAGTTGAAGAGCTTGAATTAATACTTCCACCTTTCAATTTAGAAAATTCATATCATTGTCTTGCTTCTAACATTTATTGGGAAGCACGAAATCAATCACTAGAAGGGAAGTTGGCTGTAGCTCAAGTAACTCTTAATCGAGTTGAAAGTTCAAAGTATCCTAACACTATATGTGGAGTAGTAACTCAAACAAGATATTATCCAAGTGGTAGAATAGATTTACATTCGTGTCAATTCAGTTGGTATTGTGATGGACTAAAAGATGAACCTGTGGAAACATGGGGATTTTCTTATGAAGAATCACTCAACTTAGCTGTAGACTTCTTGGAAAACCGTCCTATGGACCTTACAGATGGCTCTACACACTACCATAGTGTTAAAGTAGAACCCTATTGGACTAGTGGATTACACAAAACAACACAAATAGAAGAACATATCTTTTATAAATAAATTTATATGGCAACAAGAAAAAAAATAAAGACTAAAAGTAAACCTAGAAAAACTAGAGCTGAACGAAAAACTTTAGATGATATTCATTATGGTCCAGAACCTGATGTAGATTATTTTGAAAATCATTCAATACATGATTTCTTCAACTGGTATAATTATATGTGGGATAAGAAAACTTCAATGGAAGTATTGACAAAGTATGCTAATAAGTTTGGTTATAAGAATGCGAATAAATTTAAGAAGTTAATGGTACCAAATAGTTTGTCTTATATAGTAACTGGTTTAGAAAAAGGATTAACATTTCCTACACCAAAACAAGCAGAAGAAGGTGAAACTGGTAATGAATATTATCAGAAGTATGTTCATGCAGAATTAAGAAAGTGGAATAAGAAAGCTCATAAGGTTTTTAATATGTACCTTGGTCAAGAATTAAATCCAGAAACAACTGTTAAGAAAAAACGTAAAACCGTTCAAGAAAATATTAATAACAAAGTTCAATTACTTTTAGCAGAAGTTGATTTTGCTATTGATGTTTGGGATACACAACCATTCGATATGTATAAGTATCTAGCAGACAATAAAGCTTCAGCAGCTGTTGCAAAAAAGATACCAGAAGAATATCAAGATTTAATAGATGAAGTTCATGAAGCAACATATGGTAAATCTAAACAATTAAGAGAAGGTTATAACCATATGACTAAAAGTGAAAAGACAGCTTTCATTAATTTCTTGAAAAGAATACAAACAGACTCAGAACGATATGCTGAAAATCATAAGCCAGTAAGAAAAGTAAAAAAAGCTAAAGTTATTTCAGCACAACAAAAAGTATCTAAACTTAGTTTCTTAGTAGAAGATGTAGATAATAAGATCACATCAATAGAACCTAGTAAGATTATAGGAGCAGAAATACTCTATCTATTCAATGCAAAGACAAATCAGCTGAGTTACTATCATGCGACGGATCGTGGTGGATTAGATGTTACAGGAACTACAATAAAGAATTTTGATGAAGATAAATCTCAAGTCAAGAAACTAGGAGCTAAGACAACACATTTCTTAGATCGAGTTTTAAGCGGGGGTAAAATTGTACTAAATAAGATTATGAATGAAATAAATTCTAAGGCCAGTAAAGTAACTGGTCGAGTTAATAATAATATGATAATATTAAAGGTGATTTAATTATGACGTTACCAGTTATGCCTAATGATGCAAGTGTCGCCGAAATTCTTTCGGAAGCATCTAAACTAAAGGTTAAAAAGGACAAAGTAGAGTTTCTATCTCGATATAAGAATAGAGAAGATATGGAACATATCATTAAAGGAGCATATCATCCTGCAATCGAATGGTTGGTACCTGACGGACCATTACCAGAAGGTGTACAGTTATCTGATGTGCCAGCAGTTGATTTAGCTGACGATAGATTGATTAGAGCTTTCAGACAGTTCAGATATCTTGTAAAAGGTGGACCTGATACTCCTCAATCAAAGAGAGAAGATATTTATTTGAATATACTTAGAGCAGTTCATAAATCAGAAGCTGAACTTCTTATGTCTATTGTAGGCAAGAAGTTACCCTACAAGGGAATGACAAGAGCTCTAATGCTTGAAGTTTTTCCTGATTGGTTACCAATAAGTAATAAACAAACTCAAGCTGAGTAATAAATACTTATATGGCTGATGTAAATAACAAACTAGGATTAACAGTAGAGGAAAGAGCTATCTCTTATTCTACAGGTAGTGCTAATAGAGTAGGAGAATTGAGACATTATGATCCTACTTATGGGTTTCTACAATTACATGATCCAATGTTAAATACACAAATAGATTTTATTTGGGATTCTGGAACTTCCACATGGAAAGGAACAGGAGTCCAATCTGGTTATATAGCAGAAGTATCAATAGAACAGTTAGGTCCTCTAACGAAAAAAACTGATACTGATGTTCCAGATAAAGTAACCACTGTATCTAGATTTCCATCTTAATGAAAAAAAGATTTCAGCCTACTTGGAAAAGACAGAAACAGAGAAGAAGAATAATTCGGATGAGTCAAAGAAAAGCCTTGACAAACCCAGATTCTTTGTTATAATAATATAGTATTCAAAATTAATTGAATACATTTTTACTAGAATATTATATGGGAGGATTATATAATGGAAGTGAAGATAGTGACAGCTCAAGACTTAGCGGGTGTTGTTTCAGTAATAGATGTGTGCTCACAACGAGGTGCATTTAGAGGTGAAGAATTAGCCGGAGTTGGTCGTTTAAGAGAGACCTTCTTAGCCGAAGTTCAGGAGCAACAAGGAGATGCAGAAGCACCAGGTGCGGTTGAAACTCCTCAAGTTGAACCAGAACCAAGTGTTGAAGATTCCTCTGACGAATAAGCTTATAGTGAGAGGGATTAATTTCCCTCTTTCTTTAATTTATAAATAGTAATTAAGATGCCAATAAAACTAAGACCATCATCAAATCAATATGACAGAATGACTAATACTAGTACATTGGTACATCATTATATTAAAACAAAATCACAAAAAGAATTGTTCGAAGAATTAAACAAAGATAACACTAAACCGAAAGTCAAACAAAAGATTAGAAATGAACTTGTAAGACGAGGTGTTAAAATAGTTAAGAGGGTTATAACAAATGAGTGACATTAATGATTTTGGGTTTACAGCTGTAGATCAAGATGAATTAAAAACTAAGACTGGTGAAGATGCTAGTATTGGAAAAGAAGTCGCTGATCAATTAAAGGCAGTTGCAAAGTCCTCAGCAGGTCAAGCCAATTCAGCTCAAATAGAAGAACTTGACAGTAAAGTTGATTTACTAACTAAATTAATATCTAACTCATTAACGGAATTAGATGATCACAAAGACAATCTACAAGCTATAGATTCAAAAAAAGAATTAGACTTTAAAGATAGATTAATAGATTGCGAAAAACTCATTCTACCATTACTACAAAACTTAATGAAGAATGAAGATAAAGAATACATTTATTGGCCGAATAGAAAAGCCATCATACAATCACAAATTGATAGATTACAAAAAATTACCAGATAAAACTTGAAACCACTGGTACAATTATTATATAATGATATACAATGACAACAACAACATTTAATGTCCTTACTGGACTAGCATACATCACATTAATCGTAGTAGCCACTTATGTTTCCTGGAAAAAAGGAGAGAAAGAGGGTTCTGTTTTTATGCTTCAATATTTAAGAGAAAATAAATTTTTTAATGATACTGATTATGGTAAATTCATGCGACATATTAGAAATGAAAAAAGAATTGCAAAAGTTGAACAAGTAAATCCTGGAAAACTTAAAAAGAATGAGAAAGAAGAAGACATTTCAGACAACGATTAATGAAGGCGATGCCGTCATTAAATTGAGATCAAATAAAGTAGTAGAACTTATATTTGGTGAAGATGAAGAAACTATTATTCGTGATATGGAATGGCAAGAACAAGAAGTTTATAAGACTGCAGTTCAATTTGCTTTAATGATTGATACATTCTTTAAGAATGGAGAAGGCTTAGATAATTTGATGATGCATTCTCCAACAGGAAGTATAGCAGCAGAATTATTAAATGATGATTTGGTTGTTAAATTAGGTTTTGCAGAAAGTCCATTTGAACCTTTAGAGAGTAAAGAGGAAGAAGAATTTTCAAATAGACTTGATGAAATGCAGGATGAATTAAATACTAATGTTGTCGATGCATCAAATAGATTTACAAATAAGGAAGAAAATGAAACAGACTGAATATAATCAGCAAGGTAAACCAAGAGGATATTATGATCCTTCAGAAAAAGAAATGTTTTTTACAAAATTAGGTCAAGAAATATTTAAAGTAACAGAAAGTAAAACACATAAGTCACAAATGACTGATGAAGATTGGATATTATATTGTGATACAGCAGGTAAGTGTGTTAGATTTGGAACACTCTGGGGTCCAAAAGAAATGTCAGATTTTAAAAAATCTGAATTAGAAGTAATACGATTATTTTTAGATAAGAGGAATAATAATGTCTAAGCGTTTAACAGAAAGGGGAGTTGAGATTGCAATACTACAAAAGAATTTAAGAGACTTGCAAGGACAATTAAACAGTGCACATAAAAGAATTTCAGAATTAATTAAAGATAAAGATAGCACAGTTGAAGAATTAAAAAAAGAAAGACAATTACTTACAGAATTAAAATTAAGATATGAGCGTGAAGAAGCTGAAACAACAGAAGCTATTGAAAACCAAATTGAAGATTGGCCTGACGTTCTAGATTCAAAACCTAAAGTTTTTAAAAGACCACCACAACCTGGTTATTCAGTTAAAGAAGGTGAGAAGTGGGTTACCATTAAAGATGGTAAAATGGAATTTGAAGATATAGAGATTAAAGACTGATGCCAACTTATGTATTTTTTAATCCCGACACTGGTGTAGAGTGGGAAGAACTTATGTCTATTTCTAAGAAAGAAAAATTTTTAGAATCACACCCACATATTGAACAAAGAATCACAGCTCCGAATATTGTAAGTGGGGCACGAGTAGGAACTGGTAAGTTGGGTGGATTTAAAGAAGTTTTACAAAAGGTTGGAGAAGGTCATCCAGGTAGTGCTGTAGATAAGCAATTCAATCGTAGAACATCAAAACAAGTGGCTACAGATAAAGTGGCCAAGAAACATGGGATCAAAGATGTTTAATCATTTAGAAGGTTATGACGCCGTTTCATTACCAACAGAAAACATAAACGGAAAAAGATATTATAAAACTCCAGAAGGTAAACATTATCCTTCAGTAACAACAGTTACAGGTTTAATGAATAGGGTTTGGTTGAAGAAATGGAAGAAAGCTGTTGGTGAAGAAAAAGCCAAGAAGATTTCTAGAAGAGCAACTACTAGGGGAACTAGATATCATCACCTTCAAGAAGATTTCTTAAATAATATTCTTACAGAAGAAAGATTAAAAGAAGCAACTCCTATGGATTTGTATATGTTTAATCAGACAAAAGAATTAACAACTAAACTAGGAGATATCTATATGTTGGAAGGTTCAATGTATAGTAATGAATTAGAGATGGCAGGTCGTGTAGATTGTATTGCTGAGTTCGCAGGTGAAGTATCAGTTATAGATTTTAAAACATCTACAAAAAGAAAAACACCTAGTCAGATAAAAGGATATTATATGCAAGAAACAGCATACGCAAAAATGTTTGAAGAAATGTATAATATACCAATCAATCGAATTGTAACAATAGTCGCCGTAGAAGAAACAGGACAATCACAAATGTTTGTAGAAGAACCTAAACATTGGATTGATCCGTTGAAAGATTTACGAAGTCAGTATCGGGAAGAATACGGTATATGATATTAACTAAAAAGAAATTTGCAACGTCTGTAGAAACAATCGTTATAGAAAAAGGTTTAAGTTATATAGACGCTATAGTTTATTTCTGTCAAGAGAATCATTTAGAACCAGAATCTATTAAAGGTTTAATTACACCACCATTAAAAGAAAAGATCAAAGCCGAGGCGGTCGGTTTAAGATTTTTAAAAGAATCACACGCAAAATTACCAATATGATACCACAAAAACAAAAACCTTATCATCAAAGAAAACACTTTAATAAAAAGAAAAGAAAACCCAGACCATTAACTTTTGATCAAATGTTACGAAAGTTTAAAAAGAAAGTTGAACGTGCAGGTACTATTCAAGAAGTTAAGAAAAGAGAATATTACGAAAAGCCAGCTCAGAAAAGACAAAGAAAAAAGAAAGAAGCAATTCGTAAAGAACAAATTAGATGGCAAGCTGATCAGCTTTCATCAAGGAATAGATGGTATTAAAATGACAAAGACAAGTAGAGAAGGATACGACGCATACTGTTTATACTTAGCAATCAATAATCATTTCCATACGGAAAGTTATGATTACTTTAAGTACAATGGTAAGGTGTCTGCAAAGTTAGAATCTTTTATGAATCGAAAAGACAGATATCATTTTCATAAATTAGCTCGAAAGTATAATGGTGAATTACAAGATTTTTATGTAGCCAACTTATCAATGCAGAAATACTATGTTCGTGATTTATTAGAAATGGAATGTGAAAAGAATTATATAGAGTTTAAGAAAAGAAAACAGAAACTTACATATCTTATTACAGAAGAAATGAGATACTTATTTGACAAATACAAACATATAGATTTTTGTATAGGCATTAAAGACGGACAACATTCTAATATACTAAGAGAATATTTAGGTGGTAGAATAGCTGCTGAAACATTAGTAGCTGCAGATAGAATATTTGGTATCTTTAATGATTATGATACTATGATGAATGAGAAATTTATCTGGCCGAAAACAAGAAAGAGATTAGATAACTTAGCACCATTCTTAGAATTAGAACAAAGAAAATTACAAACAGTATTACAAGGCATATGGCTATAGCGTACATCATAGGAAACGGTCCTTCTAGAAAACAAATAGCATTAGATAAATTAGACGGAACAACATTTGGTTGTAATGCATTATATAGAGATTTTGCTCCTGACTATTTGTTGTCTGGTGATGCTACTATCATTAAAGAGATTTGTAAGACGGGATATCCAAAAGACAATAAGTGTATATTTCCAGATTGGGATCCTATTCCAAAAGAATTTAAAGATACATTATTACAACCATTCATAGAACAAGATTATAGAATAGAAGAATCTGATATAGACAATCATGAACATATACAGATATTCGGATTGTCAGAAGACCCAGCAGAAGATTTACAAATTCATGTATTGGGTGTTGACCCTGATTGGCAGATAACAAACATGAAAGGTACAGAAGATGATCCTGGATTTAGTGTTAATTTCTTTTGTGGTTCTAATGCAATGGCTCAAGCTTCTATAATGGGGTTTGATGAAGTAGGTCTTATAGGGTTTGATTCTATATGGAACTTTAAGGCTGATACTTATCAGAATATCTATGCAGGAACTAATGCATACGATAATACAAAAGAAACAAAAAGATTAAGAGTAGGATCAGAAGATCCAAACAGTTTAATAGGAACTCAAGAAGCACAGATAAAGAAAGTGCTTGACAGATTTGAAAAAATCGAGTATACTATATATAAGAGTGGGAAAAGTTTTCCACTAACATACGATAGTTTTAAATAAAATAATAAAATAATAAAATTGAAAACAAGGAGATAAAATGTCATTCAATGAATTAAAACGTAGTCGAGGCGGATTCGACAAACTACAGAGCGCGTTAGAAAAAGACTCTGAATCAACAAAAAGCTTCTCAGACGATAGATACTGGAAACCAGAATTAGATAAATCTGGTAATGGTTATGCAGTGCTTCGTTTTTTACCAGCTGCTAATGGAGAAGAACTTCCATGGGTCCAATATTGGGATCATGGTTTTCAAGGTCCAGGTGGGTGGTTTATTGATAAGTCTTTAACAACTTTAGGTAAAGCATGTCCAGTAAGTGAGTATAATACTCAATTATGGAACTCAGGTGATGAAGTTCAAAAGGATCAAGCTAGAAAACAGAAACGTAGATTACACTATGTATCTAATATTCTAGTTGTTTCTGATCCAAAACATCCTGAGCTTGAAGGTAAAGTAATGCTTTATCGTTTCGGTAAAAAAATCTTTGAAAAGATTAAGGATGCTATGCAACCTCAATTCGAAGATGAAAAACCTCTCAATCCATTTGATCTATGGGAAGGTGCTAACTTTAAACTTAAAGTTAGAAAAGTAGATGGCTATTGGAATTATGATAAATCAGAATTTGCAGCTTCGGCTCCATTGTCGGAAGACGATTCTGAACTTGAGTCCATCTATAACAAGCAACATTCTCTAGCAGAAGTAATTGCTCCTGATCAATTCAAATCTTATGACGATTTGAAAGTTAAATTGGATAGAGCTTTAGGTATAACTGGTACTGTTTCAACAGCTACTGCAGAATCAATTGCTGATGATAATTCAGCAGGTAATGTAGCAACAGCTGATGAACAACCTTGGAGTGATGTTGATGTAACATCAACTTCTGGAAAACAGGAAGATAATTCTTTATCTTACTTTGAAAAACTTGCACAAGACGCGTAAGTAGTCAAAC